GTATAAGAGACAGGTAATATAACACTTCTTATATTATCTTCAGTATACTTTTTTACCTTCCGGCATGGATTGTAATCTATATAGTCATTTTCTATCATAACATTATATGCTTTCTTTAAAGCACTATAATACCTATTTACAGTTGAGTTTTTGAGAAATTCACCTTTTTTATTTTTATGTGACTTAAGTTCCAGTTTCATATTTTCTATATCATTAGGTAGAATTGATAAAATGTCCTTATTCTTTCCAAAATATTCAAGAAAAAACTTTTTAAAGATTAAGTCTGTTTTATATGATTTTTTATTTGTCTTAGAATACTCAAGATATTTATTTATCATGAATTTCATTGTGTAAGTAGTTATCTTTTCTTCCTTTTTAACAAGTCCTAACTGTTCTTGCCTCAACTGAAATCTAATACCGTCTTCTAATGCAATCGCTTCTTTTTCAGTTTTAGCACCATCACAGAGTTTGTGATAGCGTTGTTCATTAACCTGTCCACGACAATACCACTTACCATTTGGTTTTTGGTAAACACTCATATTAATGCTCCTTTCTAGCAAAAGGGGAGTTTTACAACTCCCCAGCAATAAACTTTTCTAATAAATGTTTTCGGATTCTTACAATACCGCCAATTTTCATTATTAGCTGTGGGGGCATTTCTTTCCTGCGAATCCAGCTTCTTAGCGTACTTTCTTTTGTTTTAAAAATTGCAGAAGCTTCTTTAATGGTTAATAAATTGCCATTTTCTAATATTCCGTTTTCCATGCTCAACCACCCCCTACGCAATTTTTTGTAAAAAGTTGTTTTTGCAAGTTTCAATCATCTTTTTGATTTGTGGGGGCTGTTCTTTGCATAAAACATATTCTTTAACCCTAGAATCTAATCGTTTCTCTGTATCGCAAAAAACAGTATAAATATTAATTTTTCTAGCCTTCAGTCTGCTGATACACTTTGCTAAATATTTAATATTATATAAATTGACACTCTCTTCAGGGGTTATTTTCCCGTAATTAATTAAATGTGCAAGCACTTTATCAACTTGTGACATATTATTTTGTGAATATAGATTACCGTTCATGCTGAAATTTCTCCTTTACAGTTTGAGTAGTTGAATCATAGTAAAGTTCTGCGGTCTTACCACTACCAGTGTGCCTAGACTTTTCGATAATAAACCGTAAGTCGAAATCTCTATATTTTTCAGGCTCAAAGTATGCAGGTCGGTGAATAAAACACACAGTGTCTGCATCTTGTTCAATCTTTCCAGAATCTCTTAAATCCGATAATCTTGGACGTTTGTCCTGTCTGTCTGCATAACCTCTGTTAAGTTGGTGTAAGATAAAGAATGGTTTATTTACTTCCATAGCAGTTAATTTTAGCTCTCTTGAAATTTCACCAATTCTTTCATAGCTTGATTTTGGGTTTCCGCCACTAATTAATCCCAGATAATCTATAAAAACAATGTCACTGTCAGATTTCTTTTCAAGGATTTTGATTTTATCAACAGTCATACTGTATTTTGCCGAAATTCTTACAGGTAAACTCGGTAAAATTTCATAGATATATCTCTGATAAATGTCTTTCTCATATCGGCTAAGAGATTGAGTCCTCAATTTACTTGCATCAATTTTTGCCTGTGAACAGATGAAGCGATTTTGCAGTTGTGCTAAGGACATCTCTAAGCTGAAAACATCAACCTTAAAACCTTGTTTAGCTATGTTTGCTATGATATTAAGCATCATGCAGGTTTTCCCCATACCAGGTGCTCCGGCAAGTATAATAAAATCACCTCCTTGCATACAGCCGAGTTTGGAATCTATGGATGGATAACCTGTTTTTATCAACTTAACATTTTTATCTTCATCAAGCAGTTTATCTGCCTGATATGTAATATCCAACAGGATTGAGGTATCTGTATATTTTTCTTTTTCTTTTTGGATTTTTTCTATTTCGGCATAAGAAGAAGCTTTTTGAGTAATTCTATCAAAATACGCTTCTTGTATTTTTTCGACATAGAACTTGTAATTTATATTTGTGATAAAACTTTCCTGTAGAAAAAGTACATTTTTTTTATCCTCACTGCTGGATAATTTTTCAGCTATATTAAAAACATTTACTTCTTTTCCAGACTTGAACAGAAGTTCTGCAACTTCAAAAATTTTCGCAAACAGACGAGTTGTAAACATCTTTTGGGATAATTGGCTAAGAATAGCTTGTTGCATATCCCTTTTTGATGCTACTAACATTGAGGTAATTTCTTGTTCGTAGTCTTTTAGTAAAAGCATTTATATATAGTTTCTCTCTCTGATTTATGACGATAGGGTTAAGCGACATCCGCTTCTGGTGGATATTCCTCACTCTCGCAATCCTTAATATCTTCATATTTATTAAGTGCTGCATTCCATTGAACTTTCTTAAAGTTCCAACCAATAAGTTCAATTTTTCTGCGTTTTTTCATATCCTTAGTTTCATATTCATAAATACAAACTTTCCCGTTAATACGGATATAATCTCCTTGCTTACACTCATCAGCAATACGTTCTGCGACATTGTCTTTTTTTGTATTAAAAAACACTATTGGGAAAGTTTCGTATTCATCTATTTTCGGCTTCTTTTTACCTAGATAAATTGTTGTTTTACATGTACCATTATCTAAATATTGAATTTGAAGCCAATTTAAGCGTCCAAGTAGTTTAAATTCATTCATTAACAATTTTCCTTTCAATATTTTTATCATCCCAATTCGTGATATCTTTGGATTCGGACATATCAGCTAAAATCTTGATTTTAGTTGTATTATCCATATCTAGAGCCTTTCGGATTTCTGCTGATTTTGGTAAAGTTTTCATTAACTGTAATAAAACAGTTTTCTTGCACATAGAATTTTCATCAGTAACCCATGCGGAATTAGGGTTGAAATGAGGTTCTTTGATTTTTACATATTTCTTTTCAGCTTCATCAAATTCCATTTCAATATATGCTTTTGAATGTTTTTTAGCATGCTTGATACATTCGGTTCTATTCATGACCTTAAATAAACACGAACCATTAGCAAGATGAGCAATAGCATAGTATTTGATAGGTTTTCCTCTATCTATTTCGCCGTTTTCATCAGGAGTATCATACGGTTTATGTTTAATAAACTCACTTGTACCATATTCATAATCAAAGTAATCTTTGTCATAAACAGTGTGCATACTAATTTTTAGCGCAAGCTCATGTCTGTGAAACAATTCAACATATCCTTTGTAGCCAATTACAAACTGAACTTCTTTGAGTTTAGTCCATTTACCATTTATTTTTCTTGAATTGTTGAATACAAGAAAATAGGCCTGCCCGTCAACATCCGGCTCTAATCCTAGTTGAGCAGCTTGAAATAAAGCTCCTAAAAATGATTCCTGCGTACATTCCGCAAGTTCGGGATTTTTCCGAACAGTTGTTAAGGCTATCCTTCCAAGTCTTTCAGCCGTCATGTGTGAAGGCAGAGCTTTTCCGAGTTCGATTAAGTTTTTTTGAATTAAATCCATAATCGGTTTTGATTTCTGTCGTTGTTCAATTACCTGTGTTTTAAGTTCTGCAATTTGTGTACTCATGTTATCCTTTCTGTCTTACGACTTTTTTCTTCTTTGAGTTTAGTTTCTTAATACTTCCCATATTTTCACCGCAAAAAGGACAGTAATAGTAACCAAAAGATACTATTAGCTGTTTTTTGCGAGGGAATCCACCGCAAAATTCACATTTCATTTTCTTATATTCCTTTCATATTGTTGGTTATGCAGCTTTTTTCTTTTTGTCAAATACTCTCAAACTACGGGTAGTTGAACTACTTGTATACTTTTCATAGAGATTATCTGCTTTGAGCTGTTCTGTATTTACAATTGGCCGTGTCACTTTATACCATGACACTTTATATTTATCGGTAAGGATACCGGCATGGGTGTTAATGATATTTTTGAGTTCTGCTTCTAACAACTTTTTCTCTACATCAAGAGCTGACATTTCAGCTTTGATACTAACAAGCTTTTCAATCTGACTTTCCAAATCCTGATTTTCAATATATTCTTCATTTATATCAGGATATATTTTAGACATTACTTCGTTATCTTCTGGTGCTATTGCAGGCATAGTTTTTGTTTGAACACAGTCCCAAAATTCTACAGCCATATTAACCATAATTTCAAAGAGTTCCGCGTCAAACTCTACCACTCTGGTTTTAAAGGATTGTCCGCCAATAAGAACAGCGATATGTCCTCTCTTTCTGCCTGTAATCCCGAGATACCAAATTACTTGCAATATGTATTCTTGTGGGATTTCTTCACCTCCCCATTCATCCTTTTTATAACTTGAACAGGTCTTGCACTCTAAAAGCTCATCCGTTCCTACAATAATTCTGTCGACATGTGCAACTAAAAATGGATATTTTTTATGAGTATATTTTTCTTGGCGTTTACGAACCTTTAAGCCTGTCTTTTTAGAAAACTTTTTTGCAACAAAATCTTCCAATTCTCTACCCAGTTCCTTTGCTTCATTATTGGAGTTATCGTTCAGGTCGATTTCTCCAATTTTTTCAAGCCACAAAGTTAGAGAAGTTTTCCAGCGGTTCATACCCATTACAGCGGCTATATCAGAGCCGCCTATATACTCTCTGCGTTCTTCTGCGGTAAACATAGGTTTACTCCTTTCGTTTAATAGATTTCTTTATCAAAACAGCCATTTACTGTAAGATAAGTAAAATCGTCATAAGCTGTATTATCTTCTATAAATGCGTAATCTGTTGTATCACTGCCGTCTGCAAATGCTAAAATTAATTCAGCATCCTGATTATGGCATTCTCGCAGGGTTTCAATGATTTCTCTGATTTTCATTTCCGTTCTCCTTTCATAAAAGTTTGCACAACAACTAAACCTACATAGATAAGACATAAAAAGACAGCCTACTATGGGGTTTTGTTTGTATTGCCCTTAAAACCAACTCTCTCGAAATTTAAAATGTTGTTTATATTATTAATCGACTTACTTAATCTGTCAATACATATTGACAAGAAAAAAATATTGGTTTACAATTTGTCATAGCTAGGAAGTCTGAAAAATTGTCTGCAAGGACAAGACATTACAGTTTGTAAATTTTTTATTCAATAAAATATGTCAATACGTATTGACATAGGTATAAGGAGAGTTATGGCTATTATAAAATCCTTACAAGATATTAGAACAGAATTTAAACATAATGATATTTTTAAACAATACACAAAAGAAATTGAAAAAATCTCCGCAACAGAATATGCAGAGATTCTTGATACAACAAGGCAAAATATAAGCTTAAAATTTAAAAATGATTCATACTTGCTTCTAAAAGAGAAATTACGTTTAGTAGAACATTTAGAAAATATTAATGCTACAAATTCACCGTTATATCAAAAACTCTATATTGACACGCGAAAAGATTATAATGAATCCAGAAATTCTAATATTCCTGTACGCGCAGAAGTATCTGCAAGCTGTGGCACAGGAAGAAGTGTCTATGATGAAGATATTACTGACAAATTATCTCTACCCAATAAATTGCTTGATTTTTTCAAAGCTAATAAAAGCATGACGGAAATTATTTATGCAAAAGGGGATAGTATGCTCCCAGAGATTAATGATAACGATATGTTATTAGTGGATAAATCGCAAACAAATATCCGCAACGGTTCTATATATGCTTTTAATTATAATGGAGAAATGATGTGTAAACAGCTAAATACAAGTAATGATAGCATAATAGCTGTGTCAAAAAATCAAAACTTCACTCCATTTATAATTGATACATCCTTGCATTTTAAAATTATTGGTCGTGTTGTTGGGTTATTTCGTCAGGTAAAATAAAATCTTTATCTTTCTTCTCTATATTCGTTTGCTTTATCTTCGATATTAATTCGTTTGTACATATTACTTCTCCCATACATTCAAAACTATAAAAATCTTCTTTGCACTTCCGACAGTATAAGTGTTTTTCCGAATGCAATGATTTATATAACCTACTTCCACAACGAGGGCATTTTTCGGTTATTTCTTTCTCTTCAAGAATTTCGGAAATATCAACCAAGTCTGGGTTAATAATTGCTTCCATTAGCTCGATACAACCTTCAAATTTATCAGGGTATTTTTTCATTTTGTCATACACATCTGAATAATTATATCGGTCTGCAATTTCATTACATTCTTCTTGAAGTGTATTAACATATCCTTCTACAAAGTAGTCGTGTATATATCTTTCAAGTCGCTCAATTAAGTCACTTGCAAGGTTTTTATCAATTTCAAAAATATCACCTTCGATATTTCCTAAATTTGCACCAAGCAAATCAACTAAAGATAAAGTATTATCATCATTAATGACATAATCAAATTCCACACTTTCAAGTAGTGTACTTAATTTTATTTTTCCCATCATATAAATCCCCTAATAATCTAGTCGAAAAGCTATATAATCAGCTTTTCTATTTTGAAGAGCTTCCAATTCCTCATTTTTTAAAAATTGTTTTAAATCTGGAAACGCTTCAATAACACTGTAATCAACCCAATTGTCTGTAGAAAAGCTGTCAATTCCTGTAATTCTATTTATCTTTTCCATATCATAAGGTTTTTGTAAGCTCATAATGACTCTATCTATCATTTATTTTTCCTTTCAAATTCTTGTATTTCTATTTGCCAAGAACCATGCAGTATGTTATAAACCTTTATTCTATTTGCCAGAATAAACTGGTATGCTTCTTCAAAATTTATAAAATCCATATCAGCATTTTCAATTCTAGACCACATTTCACCAGTATTTTTATCATTATAAAAAACTAGCGTCTTTAAGCCGTTATACCCACTTCCGATAAAAATTCTGCTTTTTTTATCCTGAATATAGCTTTCATATAAATTTGCATAATCATATTCTTCGGGAATGGAGTATTGGTTAAATTGTAATTTTAGCTGCTGCATTTTATACCCTTTTGTTTCTTTCTCAAGCACTTTGCTTGTTTAATAAATAATTTAATTCGTTATGCATTTCCCTATACATACCGTATAATTCCGCAGAATAGTTCTTTAGAGAAATATAAACATCTGTATTCTTGAATTTTTCAAGCGAAAAAGCTTCCAATGTATAATCTTCCATATTTATAAGTGGACTATTACCAAGCTCATATAACTCCTCATAGTCAAGATTCTCTATCAAATCTTGAAAGTATGTGTATATTTCTAAACTTTCATCTTGTAATAAAAAATCACTATAGCCATAACTATAAGTATCATTTGAATACCAGATTCCATCTTCAACAATTCCGGCTTTGCAATTACAAATAAAAGATTTCCCTTTATTATTCAGGAATGCAAACTTATTATTACTGCCAATGGCAAGTTCTATAAGATTCATAATACATTCATCTTTTACAAAATCTTTTTTCAATTTCTTCAGGTATTTTTCTACAAAAATTACAGTATCTGAAATTTTACTTTTCTTTGGCACATCTATATCTAAAATTCCGTTGTGAATCATAACTAAGTTCTCATTTACAATATGAGGGTGGCAGTTATTTTTGTCCTTCAAGCCAGATGTTCCTATGCGACAATGAATAAGCATATCACCTTGTGCAATTTTCTCTGCTTTTCGGATGGCCTTTATAAATTCCTCTTTCTTGAAAATACCTTTGATAATGTACAACATACCGTCTTTAGCGTATGCTATTCCTGCACCATCATAATTATTTTCAAAACAATTTTTTAAATATTCATCACTTATTTCTGTTCCTTGTGGTTTTACTATTGCTATACACATTATGCTGCTATCCTTTCTTCTTCAAATCTTTGTACAATACCCATGTCGTAAATAAACGCATAAAGTTCAGGGTAAAAAATGCCATTAAGCTTTACAAATTCAAGATAATCACCTGTGCTTGCAAGATTGTAAGTTTCTTCTCTAAATTTTGCATAGTCTACAAGTGAATAAACGGTTTGTATATTTTTCTTTATACGTTCAATCCTTGTATTGGAATTAAAGATTCTAAATTCATACGTTCCAGTTCTACAATCATAATTTAGTGCCGTATATCGACCAGTATCTGTAATATAAGGAAAATCTTCTTTATCAGACAAAATATCTATTACACTTCGGGCTTTTGTATATCTGCACCAGTCATCTATTTGTGCTTGCTTTCTTTGTGTAATGGCTTTCCAAACTTCCATATCAGGTTCAATTTCAGAATACAGAACATTTCTCAATACACAGAGCATTTCTTTTGAAAATACTTCCTGTGAAACATGGATATGAATACCGCCCTGATTATGTCCTTTAAAATCTCTATCGTTAAGAAATCTCATTCCGCGCTCTATATTTGGCAGGAATTTTTCAGAAATATATCCTCTTGTCATAGGTTCTGTTACGATTTCAAAGCCTTCCTCTATAGAACCATCGTGCATTAAAACAACATCAGGAACTATGGCTAAAAAATCGTCAGCATAAGCTGAATCACCCGATACCTCTATTTCAAGTCCAAAAAATTCTTTTGTACCAGTTTCTCCGTATATTTGTCTTTTACAGAAGTCCTCATAATCGTGATAATTATAAATAGAATATTGGTGATTTCCTTCACAATCTGGACAATAATTGCACCTGTCGATTTCATTGTAATAATAATCGTCATCACTTACAGCTCTGCCACAATCTTCGCAAGTCCTGTAACTATTACGAAAACACTCATTACAAACCCAGTATTCATCATAAGTTTCACATACACCTTCTCTTGAAAAATATTTATGACAGGCTTCGCATTTATAATAATTATCTAAACATTTATTACATACGTCTTTTCCTTCATCTGCAATCCAATGACAATCCTCTGAAGGATAGACTTTTCCACAATCTTCACATGTGAAATAATTATCATAATAGCAATCTTCACAAATAAAATTACCATCATACGTTTCTGTTGCAGCTTCTTTTAAAATGTATTCGCCGCATTCAATACATTCGACAGAACACTCTTCACAATAAAAAGCACTGTCAATGATGTGTCCGTCATCAGGTAAGACCATTTTTCCACAATTTCTACATATCATTTCTTACTCCTTTCAAAAAGCACCTGTCATTGATACAGGTGCTTTAAATTAGTTCTATGATTTTTTTAGTATTCGCTTGGAAGCATAATTACTCTTTGTTCTGGATGATTTGAAATATAAAATTTCCAATCCCCAGCAGGTAAGTCTGTATACGGATAGTGTTGTTTATGAATCAGGTTTTTATTTCCATCCTCATAAGTAATGTCACACTCGTTATCTTTCACAGAAACAAAGGTAACTATAAACTCTTTCTGTTTATTTGTTAGCGCAATAAATGACATATCATCAAATAACCACATAGCTTTTGCTCTTGTACAAAAATATGCAACTCCGTCAGTTGCATATATAGGTAAAAAACTAAGTTTGTGATATGCAAATGTTCCAGTAAACTGTTCTAAATCACTTTTTAACTTATTTGGTGTTCCCATTATTAGCCTCACAATTCTCTTAATAAATAACTAAACTCTTTTATCGCTTCTTTTGCAGTTTCTTCCTGTTCTTTTTCTGTATAGTTATAACAGCCGTCTATTTCCCAATATAAAGCGTTACCATTATAAATTTGCAGAGTGCCATCTTCAGTTAATTTCCAATTCCAATTCATATCGACTCCTTCAAATGTTTACTTTTTCTGGTATTACTCTTTCTACAATCTGTATTAACCATTTTCTTAGATTTTGTACAAATCATTTTTCATTCTCCTTTCATAAAAGAAAAGCACTCATCATAAGCTGATAAGTGCTATATAGTACGTATATTCACAAAATTAAATTAATGGTAATTTATAGCTTCATCTTTAAATTCCTTATTTATAATCTGTTTGCATTATGAGCTTGATTTATCTTCACTATAAGCAATTTCAGTAATATACAAATCATCTGTTCGAGTTCGCAGATACCATATAGAGCCAATACCATTTGTATCTGCAATATCTAATCGTAAATCTTCAGTTGACAATAAATCTTCTACAGGAGTTTTACTAACTTCATAAAAGTCTGATAATTTTAGCAATTTCTTTTTTAAGCTTTCCATTGTCAATCTTTGATTAACAAGTTTTTTCAATTTGCTACGCATTATTTATTATCCTTTCTGCATAAGTATTAACTGCTCATTCCTTTACAATGCCGGAATAAACAAAGAGAGCGGAAAGAAACCGCCCACTTTGCTATCCCCCGCGTATTAACTAATACTAATTTGTTAATATTAACTTTTACATGTCATGAATTAACTACTAGTTAATATCTATTTATCAGTTAATATTAACTAGTAGTTAATATATAGTTATTAACATGTAGTTAATATTAATAGATTAGTTAAAAATACTTTTCGCAATTATTGATATATTATTGCCAAGATTGATTCTGCAATCTTTCCCTTTTTATAAATCCTTGTTTTAGAAATTATAACCCTTTTGGCAACTTTTTTGTTTTATCTTTTTGAATCTACAATTGCGAATATTGATTTACAGAAATTGTATCTCTGCAATTATCTGCAATCATTGATAATTAGCGAAAAGAAAACCCTTTGGTATAGACAAGGGCGCGCAAGCGCGTATTATCTATTACCAAAGGGCATTGAGAAAGCGAACTAAGCCGCTTTCTGCTCGCCATCATTATTAGATGAATCAGGAGTCGCCTTACGGAGCGATTCCATTATTTTTTGGTTCAACTCTTTCAAACATCTGTCTGCGGCTACAATATATTCAACAGGCTTCTTATATTGAGCTTCAAACTCGTCATAAGCTTTTTTCTCAATTAAGTCACCCATAGGTTCAACTGCTAAGGAGTTCTTTTTTAAGTTTCTTTCAATAGCCTGAATATAGAACATATTTGTAAGATTTTGACGATTGAACTTGTAAGTAATAACTGACATATTAAAGTCAACATTTCCGATATGATAGTCAAAAAGATGACCTTCTTTTTTAAGCCAATACAAAATACCTTCCCAAGAATATACTTTTTTAGATGTTTCAAATAAATGACCAATACCATCTTTGTCAAAGTATTGCTCAGCAAAAAGTCTGCCATAGACATAGGAAAACAAGTTAAATTTTTTAGATTTTTGCATAATAAAATCCTTTCTGCGTAGTATCGCGTCTTTTCTGTTCACACCCATAACTACACAGCACGAATTAGAAATAGCGGAGCGGTTTTGGTAAAAATTATACAATTCTTGTTACAGTTCTTAACAACACCATAACTTAAAGGCTATAGATATTGTTGTTAGGAAGTGTAACAAAATTTTCATTTCAGTATAATTTTTACCAAAAATTTCTAATTTGTGCTTTAATCGGAGGGAACAGAAAAGACGCGATACGGAGCCAAGCGAGTTTAGACAATAAAAATCTAATTTAAACTTATTTGTTATGTCTATGGCGGACTTTTTGCCAAACGCATTGCACATTTGATATATTTAAAACATTTAATAATATTCACCATTTTATTGATTGTAAGATGCAAGCTTGTTATCAGGATTTATAGACCATAAGGATTGACAAAACAGGTAAAATCATAAATAATATATATAGGGGGAAGCCCTTGACAGCTTCGCTAAAAACTTGCCAAGGACTTCGCTTAGTACCCCCTATTTAAATAGACAAAGTGCTACTATGAATAGCGTTGCTACGAATAGTAGCATTATTATTTTATCTATCATTGGTTTGCACCCTCCTTTCCTAACCAATTTCTTTAGTACTCGTGTGTTAGGAGTCGGGTTTTAGGCACTACCCTATAAAGCACAAATAGAGCTTTACTCTAAGATTATACTACTAATTAACGGCTATTACTATATATAATAGCCGTTTTTGTTGCATTATCCATGCCTACTAACGTATAGCCAGCTATCAGTTATCGCATGTTTCTTTTGTTATAGACTCTTCATAAGAACGCATACTACTATAGAAATTCAGCAGGGGGCGTACCCCCCTGCTTTAACTTTTCCTAAATATAGAATACACATACCCAGATATCCCCAGACCTCACAGGGGCATTAAAAAGCCCTCTCTATCGAGAGGACTAAAGAGCCTAAAAATCAAGAAAATCAACTTACACCATCATTATAAAATATTTCACAGGTTTTTTGTGACAGAAATGACAACATGTAAAACTATTTTTACAATCTGTCAAAATAGTCACAAATTTTTTACTAAATCGTAAATAATATGAGAGTAGTTGATACGGACATTTGAAGTAGCGTATGTGGAAACACACAGGGGACTGGCGAAAAAAAGTTGACGTATCGGAACCTACGGGGATTATTGTATATGTTTACCCATTGTAATACAAACTTTAAATCACATGAAACATGGTTTCTAAAGGATAACGAAAATTTTACCAGAAGGAAGTTCTATCTAGGTACTTGTCCTATATGCAAAAAAGGGCTTGCACTACTCGTAGAAACAAGAATTTTAGATGGTGAAATATTTAGAGATGCTATTAGCGGAGCTAGGTTAGAAAAACTTATGCCCGTACTTATAAATGATGTTGAATATACAAATAAAGATATGAAAAAGTTTAAAAAAGCCCCTTACGGCTTATGTTATGGAGATAACAAAGAAATCCATAACTCCAAAGGTGAAATTATTGAAATTAGACAATCAAGATGTGATTTTTACGGTAATAAACAATTGGTTTCTTCTGTAAAAATTAATTAAATTTCCTCCTTACCTTATGTGGTGACTTTGTTGATTTAACGGCAGTGTTCTATCCCTTTTTCACCTACTGCCGTTTTTCTTTTTAAAGGATTTTTATATGTCAAAAAACAAAAAAGAAACTGCTAAACGAAAACCTACTGCAAAGGATTGGGCTAAAATCAGAGCTATGTATCTGCGTGGTGAAACTCTTGATTTTGTTATGGAACAAATACCAGATTTAGATATAAAACGTTCCTCCATATCAGAACGAATGTGCAGGGAAGGTATTAATAAAAAGAAAAAAGAAATCGAGGAACGTACCAGAAATAAACTCTATCAACGAGTTGAAGAAGATAAGATTCAAGCAAATGAAAGGCATATTCAACTCTTTAATGAATCTCTTGATGTTATTCAAACGCTGTTAGAACAGTATAAAGAAGAATTGACCGAAGGTAAGTCAAAACCGAGGGCATCCGCATATAATATGGATTTAATTATGTCTGGCATATCTAAAGCTCAAAAAGGATTGAGAGTTGCGCTCGGTATGGATGAGGACGGCAATGTTAAAATCGACCAGCCAGAAGTACTCGTTATAGAAGGTTTTAGTGAGAATAATATTTAACTTCGCTTTGTAGATTAATCTACTTTTCCCCGTATTTTGCAGAGTTTGAAGTTATCTATTTTATTTTCGATACTAAACAGCATAGGGGCTTTATGGAATACATTATTGAAAAAAGTAATAAGACGAAAAAATTAACCCCAGAAGATAAACTTCATCTGGCAAAACGGATTGTTAATGATTTCAAAACTTATGATGATGCCAGAAGCAGCATTTTATCTTTTGCGAATGAATTAATATCAGAAATTTTTTTCAAAAAGAACTTATCCAAAGAAAACGATAAAAATAAAACTTGGAAAGCTAAAGTCAAAATGTGTAAGCTCTTCATGTTTTATCAGACATTTAAAGCTTTTATTTGGAAGAATACATATTCCGGCATTAATTCAATGTTTGATGTTTCTGGAGAATCTTTAGAAGCTGACAACAATTCAAATAAGCAAAAAGCTATGTTAGTGGATATCCTTGAAAAAATGGATTATTCCCATATTTGCGATATTGTTATTGACAATGCATTGTTATATGGGGAATTAATTACTTTCACAACTTGGAAAACTCGCAAAGAAGAATATCGCAGGCCCATTAATTTTTTTGAAACATTATTTGAAGGTGATTTGAAAAAATTACCTAAAATACTTGAAGCTAAGTCTAAAGGAAAGAATTTTTATATTGATGAACGTATTATTTATGATAACCCTTATGTCATACCAGTTAATCCGGCCGATTTTGTATTTGATGTTTCACAATCAGATGACTTTAATAATTGCCCAAAAATCTACAGAACTTGGAGAACTCCTGAAGATATTATAAATAACCAATGCTATGAAATATCAGCAGAAGTCGCAAACGATTTAAGAAATATGATTAGTAAAGAGCCTGATGTTTCAGACTTGATAGACCAGTCAAAAGAATCTCTTTTAAATAAAAATAAAAATGGTTCTACAATCGAAGTGCTAGAACACTGGGGCAATTTCACAATGCCGGACGGTACTGTTTTACGCAATTGGCATGCTGTAGTTGTTGGTGGAAAGTATCTTGTGCGGTTTGAGAAAAACAATTATGTAATTAACCCGTTTACATTTGGCACATTTTTGCAAGAGCCAGAAACTAAACGCGGAATAAGTCCGCTTTATTCAGTTTTGAATTTAGCACATATTCAAGAAGACCTGCTCAACAAGACTGTAGATATGCAATCGTTAACAGAAAATCCACCTTTACTCTGTCCTAAAGATTTTTTTGATAATGATGATGTAGAACTTTATCCAGGAAAAATTATTACTTATGACCAACAACTGTATACATCAAGCAGTATACAGCCTATGACTTTCCAGAGCAATATTTTTATTAATGATATAACCTTCCTTTCAGACTTAATGAGTGAAATTTGCGGAATTTTCCCCAATATGCTTGGAGCAGAAGAAAGCGGCGATAAAACTGCAACAGAAATAAATGTTAAAGCACAAGGTCAAACAACTCGTTTATCTATGGTATTAGATATTATCAATCAATACTTCATTATCCCGACCGTGAAAAATGTAGCTCAACTTTGTGCAAATTTTAAATTTGGAACTGAACAAGTTTTTCTTAACAAGGATAATAACCCTGAAAATGTTATTATTACTGATGATGTAAGACAGGGTGATTATCGTTATACATATTCTGACAGAAATTCTATGACAGAAAGATTTAGTTTTGCGGATATGGTTATACTTGCGGTCGAACGTTTTGCTAATCATATTCCTTTAAATGTTCAGTCTATATTTGTCTGGTATATGGAACAAAAAGGAGTAGAGAATCCTGAAAGATTTTTGCAATCTGGTATGGAAATTCCGCTAGAAGTTCAACAAATACTATTGCAGAATCCGGCTGTACAGGAATTGATTAATAATATTCAAGCTCAAAAAGCTAACAATAAGCCAAATATACCAGATAGTGCTGAAATTCCAAGAAATACCCCTGAAAGTAAAATGCAAATTTATGAATAGAGATATTATTGCAAAAAAATATGACTTAATCACTTCTGACGATTATTCAATGATTAAGTCATATCAACTTGAAAATATTGTCAAGTTAGCAAATTCAGACATTAACCCCTTAATCCTACAAGGAATGTTAAAACTGATTGCTGATACTGACAAATGGAAATCAGATTTTTTTAATGAGAAGCGGAATGCGAGCAGAGGCTGAAAGGATTGCGAGGAGCAATCCTGTAATGCCGTTTAATGCGAGCATCTAAGAAGCGAAGGAGTTAGATATGTCAACCAGTGATGATGCAAATTTTTCTGTCCAAGAAGGACAAGCAGGTAATGAATCTTTGGAAAATCAAATAGACAGTATTCTATCTGAAGATGATATTACAAGTCAAGAGCCGTCAAGTACAGAAATAGATAATGAAAACCCTACAGAATCCCAGAACGCAGAAAATCAGGAGAAACCTGATTACCCTGAAGAATTTTTAAAAAGTGACGGAAGTTTAGATGTTGAAAGCCTGCTTAAATCTTACCAAGAGTTAAAACCTTTGGCGGATGAAAAAGCAAACTGGGAAGAAGAGAAAGAAACCCTGCTGAAACAAGCAGAGCGTTCTAAACAGTTAGAAGCTCAACAGCACGCTATTGCCGAACAAAGCGGATTTCAAAATCAGGAAGATATGCAGTTAGTTATGGAAATAGCTAACGCACAGGCTAATGAGTATGAAAGATTTTTACATACCGTAGCTGAACCAGATAGAGTTCGCGGACTCCTTGCATTATATCGAAAAGTTCCAACCCCTGAACTCTTATCTCAAATCGAAGAAGAATTTAGCATTGATGTTATAAAAAGAGCTTCAATTATTTCAGAACGCTGTAAAAATAATATCCAACAGCGCCAGAATGTTCAACGTTATGAGCAATATCAAAAAGAAGCTAAAGAATTTGTTTCAAACGCTATTAAGAATTATCCTGAATGGTTTGACATCCCAGAGTTTGTAGGATTTTTCAAAGAAGCTTTATCCGTCAAGGGTGATGCCTTTGAAACATCAAGACTTATTCAACACTTAGAAAACCTTAAACAAGTTTTTCGCAAGCAGTTTCTCGAAGAACAGAAACTTAACTCTGAAAATGAGAAAGACAAAGATTTACTAAAAAATCTTAGTCCTAAGGCAAATCCTAAAACGATTCCCCACAAAAGGTTAGAGGATTATACGGACGCTGAACTTGAATCAGCAATTGAAGCTTTAGTTTGAGAGGAGATTAATATATGTCTGATGAACAGTTAATGATTACGACCTTTACCAAAGCATACAATAAATACATCTATGATGAAATGGTAATAGGGCAATTAGCTCATACCGAGCTAAAAGATGGTGTCAAAACAGGTGCTGAAGTTGATGTTATAATGCCAGCTATGGTTAATCTATTTGATTATACTGGCGGTGATTTGAATGATGCGGAATTGACAACGACTACTACCGCTAAAGTAAAATTTGATAAAGGTAAAGCTTTTCACTTTGAAGTAGATGAAGTCAAAAAACAACAGATTGAAAACGCACCAGACTTAAAACAGAAAGTTGAACTTGCAAAAGAATATTCTTCTGATGCAATAAAACAATTTGCCGCTGCTGTTGATACTGCTTACGGAAATCTTTATACCAGAGCAGGGCATTATTTGTCAGGAGCAAGTAATGCTTCGATTAAACTTGATGCCGACTATGCAAAAGAAATTTTAGCATATATGCAGGCAGAATTTCAGCGCGGTGATAGGAAAGGTCACACAAACTGGATAGACGGACAAATGGTAGCAATTGTTCCGCCGGAATATCAGTTCTATCTCGGTAAACTTGATGATTTCAAATATGTTGAATCAGGTCATAAAAAAATGGCTAAAGGTTTTATTGGTAAATTATCCGGCTGGGATATTGTTGTTTCTAACAATATTGCTTCAGTTATTGAAGAAGATGATAGTATTACTTATTATCCTTTATTTGGTATTAAAGGTAAAACTCTTGCAGGCGGTATTTCAAAAAATCTCAACATGAAAAACTATATGCCTGAAAAGAATTTTAATACCAGATACAAAGGTTATGGCTTATATGGTGTAGGTGCGCCTAGAGCTGATTTCTTAGGAACTGTTAAAATTACTGCCCCATTGGCATTATCAAGCAGAGCAGCTTAATATTGCCCCGAATATTAGAAAGGATTTTTTATGGCTAGAGATGAAATAACTATCCAAACTCCTATTATGGACAATACAGAATCTATCGGATTAAAAACCATTACCCCGAAGTCTGTTACTGTCGCTAATGGTATTGTTCTTAAAAATGCTATGGCTTGCTTGAATAATACTTTATTTATCGTGCTGTCGAACACTGCTTCTTCAGCAGACTCAACAATTATATTTAGAAAAGGGGATAAATACCCGAATACAATGCTTGGCGACCTAACATTGTCTGTAGAGAAATCTTCAACAACAATTTTTCAGGTTCAAGATCCGGCACGATTTGTTGATAATAACGGAAATATAAATATAGACTTTGGTTCTGAATTTACTGGAACGATTTATGCTATAGGAAAAAAAGTCGGATTATAACGCACATACTTAAATAGGGGGCTTTTGCTCCCTATTGTCTTTATTAAATATTTAAAACAAGGAGCTTTATGATTGAAATTAAATTTAAACCAACTGGGCATACTTTTACCTTGCCAGATGAAGAAGCAATCAGAATAGTTAAAGAAGATAGAGGTAATTATCAAGTTGTTAAAGGAAAAGTACCTGAAGAAAAAAAACAAAAAGAAACTAAATCGGTACAGGAATTGGTCGTTAAAGAAGAAAAAACGAAAGATACACAAAGCAATAATAACAACGCTAAAGGACAAAACAAAAACAAATCTAAGGAAACAAGTAAAAAATGACATTGACCTTTCTTACCATATATAATGAAGTCGCAGGTCAAGCGTGGTCTATGTATGACGGAGATGCCGAAAGCGTTGATGAAATGGAAAGTGCCTTAAAATCTTCTATTAATAAGGCTCTTTCAGAGATTTGGTGTTCTTATCCATTCCCTTTTAGAATAAAGACTATGACTATTACAACAAGGGAAGGTGTCAATGAATATGCAACTCCAAATGGGAATATTCTTAAAAAAACAGTATCAGGGAAACAAGTTTATTCAATACGAATAGGAACTAATTATCTGGAGTATCTTGATAATTATGAAACATTGAAAGAAAAATCCGGCAAGCCTGTCGGATTTTATGTATCTAATGAAAATATATATCTATACCCTACTCCTGATGATAGTTATACTGTAAATCTAGAATATTTAACTCTTGCAATCGGAGAAGATGATTTTGGCACCGCTATATATTTTCTCCAGAATGATGAAGATGCAATAAACATTCCCGAAAAATATGAAAATATTTTCAAAAATGCTTTAATCACAAAATCTATGCTCTATGCTATAGCATCAGAAACAGACGAAAACTATTCAGGCTATAAAGAACAATATGATAAAGCTTATAAAATCTTGATTAATTATACATCAGGATTAGAAAAAGAACGCAAGGTATATTGGTAATGGCAACAAAAATTTCTTCATTAAAATGTAATAGATTTGGCGGCATCAGAAGAATAAATGCAACTTTTGCAAATGAATTGATATCCGCTTCTGACCTGCAAAATGTAGAATTATTTAATACTGGAATCAATAGCGGTGTCGGAATAAGAACAACAAAGGGCAATACTGCTGTATGTAAAAGCATACCAACTGATGAAAAAATTATCAATTTATTTGAAAGTGTTCAGGGCAATACCAATTATTGTTTTGTCTATACTGAAAACTCTGCCAAAGGTAAGATTTACTCTTTTGATATTAATACACAATCAGTAACTTTATTGAAAGATAACATGACGGTTACTGGGCAATGCTGTGGGTTAGATATTGCACAAGGCTGGTCTGATTTATTTATTTTTTCTAATGGCGAAGAGCTTCTTAGTATAGAAATGAGTGCCGAAGAAAAGATAAAAATGATGAATCTTGTTGATATGGACGACCGCCAAGTAAAAGGCTTAGGGCTTATCAATTATGACAACAGATTATGGATTTTTAACGGAAATGTTCTCTGGTATTCCGTACAAGAAAATGTCTATGATTTCTCAACTTCTGATGCACAGATAAAAACTTCTGCCGGCTATATTGAATATGTTAAAAACATTACTGCAATAACTCCATATTTAGGCAGTCTTGCTATATTTTTCAGGGATAGTTCAATTCTTTTGTCCGGCGAATATCCTTATGAGCAAACAGATGAAAGTCCTGGCGGTTGTGCAAGTTATAATGCGTTAGTATTTCACGGTACTGAACTTTATTTTTATGATGATACTAAAAAAGGAGTCTTTTCTTTCAATCAGGTTATTAACGGCGATAAAACATTAGGTGATAATATTGCCCTTGATATACAAGAAGAACTTTGTTTTGTAGAAGCCTCTCGACTTAAAGAAATTAGAGCTTTATCTATAGTTTTGTCTGATAGGAATGAAATTTGGTTTTTAATCCCAACATCCGAACCTGATGTAAAAACAATAATGATTTTTGATTATATCCACAAAGAATGGGTAAAACGAAAATGTCCTTATACGACCTGCTTTAATATTTTAAACAGTGAATTATATTCCGGCGGGGAAAATGGCAGAATTTATAAAGAATATGAAACAGATTTATTTGATGGAGAATTTATCCGTAGTTTCTATAAATGTACCCCTCTTAATCTCGGAGTAGATAATACTTTAAAGATTCTTTATTTCCCACCGCGAGTTACTATTGATATGACTTATTCCAGTGATTTTTGGATTAGGTATATCAAAAATTATGATACATTCAAAGCTCCGAAAGTCAAGCAAATAAAGATTAAGACCATGAAAAATGCTCTATATTATGATATCGGGCATTGGGATAAAACATATTTTCCACTAAAAGAGTTAAATTCCATATACAAATTACCTTCAGCAACTTTCAAAACTCTTGAAATTCAGTTATATACTTATGCAAGTGGTGAAGGATTCTGCATCAAAAATATTGAGTTCAGTAAAATCAAAGTAAAACAAATATGATGGAAATTGTAATTCCTACATCTTTCAACTTTAACTATGAAGAATGCAAGAAATTATTTTATGATAATCAGAACCTTTTAGAGGATTTTGGGGATTTTGATGATATCATCAAACAAACATTCTTTTACTCATTCTTTGTAAACGGAGTTCATATTGGGTGTATTTACTATTATGAGATTGACGGCAAGCTATATGTTAATGCCGTTGCATACAGAAAAACACATTTAATTAATATTGAGTGTTTTAAAAAATCTTTAACCTGGTGGAATTGTGATATTTACGCAAGAACACATCACAAAACAGCTATTTATACAATTTTGAAATGCGGATTTAGAAAAATTGGTGAAAACTTATATATCTATAAAAGATAGGAGTGTAAAACATGGGTGGCGGTTCAAGTTCAAAATCTAATTCAAGTTCAACGACTACATACAAAAAGACAACAACAACCAATCCGTATGTTACTTCTGTTACAGATAATAACGGAACTACTACAACATTAAATGATGGTACTGCATACAAAAGTGTCTATGATTATATGAATAAAAATATGGATTCTTTATTAGAAGAATACCGAAACCCTACTATTGAAAGTGAAACTAATCAGGCATTACTCAAAAATTATACACGAACCCTTAATGATGAAAGTAGAAAAGCTTTAGAAAATAGCATTATAAGCCCTCTGGCATCAAGAAATATGCTGCGCTCCAGCAGTGCAACTAATTTGTATTCTGATTTGTCAAAAAATATTACTGATAATATCTCCAACTATACCGCAGAATTATTAGCAAACAGTCAGAAAAATACAGGAGATATGATTGCACTTTTAACAAACGCGTATTTACAGGGGCAAAATGCGGTGAACGGAAATCAAGCTCTGTCATTAACAACAAGCTCCGGCAACGCTACGACAACTGGAACAGGAAGTACAAAATCTTATTCTTATGGAATGTAATTATGTATAACGAAAACGAATTAATCAGAGCTGCTATTGATAGAAAAATCAGGGAATCATTAGCAGCTCAACAGCAGGAAAATAATATATCAAACCCTTTGGATAGAATTAATAATATTGGTAACAAACTTGATTCTGCAAGTAGCATTTTCTCTACAGCAGGAGATTTTTTAAGTAATAATACACCCTTAACTAAGCTTGGCGCAGGAAGTCAAGCGGTTGGAAAGATTTTGCAAGAAGGTGCTAGTAGTATAGCACCTTCTATTGCAAGTACAGCAGGTAGTAGTGCTGCCGGAACTGCTGCTGGTTCTACTGCTAGTGGGGCTGCTATGGCTGGGCCAATTGGGGCTTTAGTTGCTCTTGGGGCAACGGCTATAGAAGGAACAAATCGTAAACGTGCTAAACAAGCTGGGGAACAGTCAAAACAATTAGCAGAAAATGCTATTGAAACCAGAAATCTTAATACTCCAGTCTTAAACCCAATACAAACTACTCCACAGAATAATAATCAAATCTCTACACTAGAACAAAATGGCAGAGTTGATAATAATACATTGCCAACTCCTATGCCAGAATTACAAGTTTCTCAAAATCCTGAAGAAATGCGTAAATCCGCTTTTGGAAATATTGCCAACGGCCTTGATGATTTTCTGGCAGGATATAAAGAAAATAAGACACAGGGTTTTCATTTAGATAATCTAAAAGCTGATGATAGTAAAAGTATAATGCAAAGACTGGGAGAAGGAGCCGGCACAGTTGCAAGAGTTTCGCAAAACCCTGTCGTTCAAGGAATTATCGCTGGCGGACTTTCGGGTTTATTTTCTGGAGATGCACTTTATGGACTAAGTTCCGCTTATAAATATGCAAATAGTAAATATAAAGCCAATTTGTTTAAAGATATTCTAGCACAGCAAGGTTTAGATGTCGATAACAACAACGGCATTATAGATGCAAGTGACCTTGCTAAAATTTTAGTTTCTCGAAGATATCAAAAAGATTTTATGTCTAGAGGAGAATACGACAGATTTAGACTTGATAATGGTGAACTTAGTATTGATGAATACAATTCACTTATTAACAACCCTGACTATAATCCTGATGAAATCCTCAATATTGCAGGTCTTGGGAATATGGCGAGAGCTAATAGATATTATCATCAAAATAAAACTGACAAACTTAATAACTTCATGTCTATGGATGAATATAATAAGTTACGAGTTGATAACGGTTTAATTACTCCAGAAGAATATGAAAAAATTATCAACAGTCCTGACTATAACCCTGATGAAATCCTCAATATTGCAGGTCTTAATGCGGTTTCCAAAGCAGGAAAGTATATGCAGGATAATAAAGAGTCAAGAAGTAAAAACTACTGGAGAAGTCAAAATAAAGGTCAAAATGTTATCAGGGTTGAATACGGGCAAAGACCTGATACTCACAATTACACTCATGTTACTTATGGAGAAAAACCTGAGAACAAGAGTACAACTTATATAAAATATGAGAACAAACCCCAATCTCACAAACCTCAAACAACCGTACAATCTAAACCAAACAAACCCGTTCCAGGTTCCAAAACTTCTACTTCAAATACTGAAAGGGTTCTGGTTATGGATAAAAACGGAAATACAGGTTCAATACCAAAAAATTATCTTTTGGATGCACTAAAAGAAGGTTATAAATTAATCAGGGGTAAATAACGGGGATAAAGACTATGGAAAATACCTTAAATAAATATGATTTCCAACCTGATAATAAGTTTGACTTTCAACCTGATGAACAAAATTTAAACAATAAGTTTGATTTTCAGGCTGATGATGTGAAGCCGTCAGAAGAAACAACTCCAATGCTGACAGGAAAAGTCGAATACATTTATCCCTTTGATTCTATCCATAATGATAAATCTCTATCACAGGAAGAGAAAGCTCAAAAGATTCAAGAATTTGGGGAACGTGAACAAAAAAGAATAGAGAAAGAACATAAAATAAAAATGGCTAAATTATATGGCGGTGCTGCTTTAGAAATAGGCAGTGCTGCCATACCTTTTGGCGGAGCAGCTAAATTGGGCGGACAAGTTGCACTTAAACTTGCTAAGCCAGCCTTTTCAGAAGTTTCTAAGCGCGTTATTGCTAAAAACATAGGGAGCGGTATCGCTTCTGGGCTTGCAAGTGGAGCAATGTTCGGCACTGGTGAAGGTTTAATGCAGGATAAAAATATGTCAGGTATTGCAGAGGAAACTCTAAAAGGTGCAAGTGAAGGGACTTTAGGTGGCGGTTTAATTGGCGGAGTTGCAGGTAAATTGGCAACTAAAATTGGAAGGACAAAAGATGTCATTCAAAAAACGCGTAAAAGACAGCCAATTTCAGGTTCAATAATTGAAGATGAAGTTAGAAATCTTATAAATACCAGATGTTCAAATATCGATTCTGCAAAATTTGATGCTGTCCAGAAAATTAACAAATTTATTTCGCAAATTGATGATATATCAAAAGAACTAAATGTGAATCCTAAAAACTTACGCGAAGTTTTAACCTTTCTGCGAGAGAATGAAGGTTTACCGACTAAAAATCTTAATCGGCCGGATTTAGAAAAACTTTTTGAGAATCTAGATTTTAACCAGAGGATAAAACTCAAAGAACTGGCACAAAATCATTTTAATGAAATGGAAACCTTCTGGCAAAATTTATCTAATGTTAAAGGAATAAAAAGTTCAGTCAATCCATATACATATATTACTCATATTTGGAATTTGGGAGATAAAGAAAAACTCGCGTTAGAAAATTATTTAAGAACAAAATCTGGGTTTGAAAGACGAAGAATAATACCAACATATAAAGAGGGCATTGAAAAAGGATTATACATTCCGGCTGAAAATGGATTATATTCTCATATAGATTTAAACCCTAAAACTCTAGACTATGCAGAGATTCAAAAAATCCATGCCGACCAGTTAATTGATTCAACTGAAAATACAAAGTTTCTGAACGAAATCAAAAAATTAGCCAATGCTAATCCGAAATACTCACAAAAAATTTATGACCTTTCTGATATAGTTCTTAACCCTGTAAAGCAAGAAAAAAACGCAGAAACATTTGCAAATAAATTGCTTAAAAAAGCTGGTAATACCTATGATTTGGTTAATAATTTTGCAAAAGGTTGTAAATTCTTATTTAACGGTATGCATGCAGTTGCACTAACTGAAAGTGCTGCCGCACATGAAGGAGTATTGCCTTTTAAAACTCTCAAAACTTTAGGGAATCTTCCTAAAATTATTGATGGTATAAAAAATAATAACTATGAACTTTTTAAAAATACTCCTCTTGCGAAACAGGCTATTCAAGATGGTGTGCAATTTGGTGCGATTTCGGATATCAGCATAAAAGACTTAAATACTTTTATTGATGGCTTCTCTAACTTATTAGATAAAGTTTCTCTGGGGGCAAGTAAGATTATTACAAAACCCATGAAAGCTTATGTTGATGTGAATAATAAGTTTTTATGGAATTATCTGCATAATACTTACAAACTCCATGCCTACGATAGTTTAATCAAGCGAGCTTCTAAAAACGGCAAAATTTCATTATCTGATAATGTCCGTAAAGATATTGCACAGCTTGTTAATGATACATTTGGCGGTCAAAATTGGGAAACTCTCGGAATTAAACCTCAAACAGTACAAACGGCAAGAAGGCTAATGCTTTCTCCTGATTGGAATATGTCTGCAACATTAAGACAATCCTTTGCAGTATTTTCATCAAGGGCAGGGCAAAAGTTTTTAAACAAATTTGCAGAATCCGGCAAGTTTGGTTCTGCGGTTCGGGAAATTTCCAGAAAGGTTGGTTTATCATCTTTTGTTAATGATGTTGAAGGTGCAGGGGTTCGTGGGGATTTGGCAAGAAAGTATTTTATGACCTTTCTCGTCCAGACTGCTATTTATTCAAATTTGATAAATGCCTGCAATCGTAAGATTGACTCAATAAAAAATCCTGATAAATATACCGAAGGGATTAATTATTCTTCATATAGTAATAATCGTTTTACTGAACGAGATAATATCGGCAAAAGAGTTGTTGAAACAATATTTCCCAGACCTTATATAGAAAATGATAAATATGGACGAGAGATTTATGCCAGAATAGGGAAACAAACTCTGGAAGTTCCTGAAATAGTTGAAGATATGCCCCAAAGTGCAATCCGAAAACTTGCTTCTAAGTCTGCTCCTCTTATAAATCCTATTGTAACAAAAGCTTCAGATGAATTGACAGATAATTGGAATAAATCCAGCATTCAAGATAGATACAAAGATACTTTCACCCCATTTACAATATCTGGAAGCAAAAATCGATTTAGTCCAATTAATATGTTTTACTCAACCTCAAAGGGGCTAAATTACTATCAAGCCCACTCTTATATTAAAGAATGTTTGTTAAATGGGGATTTAGAAGCTATTGAAAAGTTTAAGCCAAAGCTAAAAGCAAATAATATTGATTATAAGAAAATGATGAAAAAAATTGAATGGGAAATAAGAGAGGGAAATTATGACTATTGAACAAATTGAATATGGGAGTTTAGCGAGTTCTACCTTATTAAATAATAATTTTGAAGATTTACAGAATCAAATTACAGCTTTATCCCTTAGGATATCTGCAAATGCATCTAATCTTCAAACTAATACCAGTGATATTGCTGATTTAGCAAGCAGAGTATCAGCATTAGAAAATCAGTAGGAAACAGAATAATGGACTATATAACTATAATTCAAGGTGATGATACAAATTTTCTTGGCGACCAGTTTGTTGTAGTAAATTTTAATACAGATATTGATTTAAGCGGTTTTACTGCAACTTTTACATTGGGTGATGTTACTCTTACTTATGGGAATCTAAGCGGTAAAACCTTTGAGATTATTCTCTCAAGTGAAATAACATCTAATCTTAAAATTGGTAAACAATACGGGGAATTAAAACTTATTGACAATAATGACCGTATCAGAACTGTAAGCTCTATCATACCTTTTATTGTCAAAAAAGGTGTTGATGAAACAATTACCTTTGTAAATAGTTCCCTTACAGTATCTATGAACATTAATGATACTGTCATAGATATTTATGTAGAAACCTCTGGGATATCAAGAAGTGAAGCTAATAGAGTATTAGATGCCTGTAATGAAGCGAAACAAGCTGCTCAAAACTATTCTAATACCGCGCAAAATACATATATTGAACTTAATGAAACTATTACTAATTTCAATAATAATATTTTTGATACAACCGAGTTGGTTAATGAAGCTAAAGAACAGGCAAATATAACTATTGCAAAAGCTGAAGAAGTTACACAGGTTCTCAGCACGTCTGCTCAAAAAGATTTCAGTAATCTTGATGCTGAAGCTCTTGATAAAATAAATCAATCAAAGGCTTTGTATACAGGAAACATATCCAGCGATACAGAGGTTTATAATCAAATTCTTAGTTCTAAACAGACTGCAACAAAAAGTGGTATTGATATTATTGAACAGAATTATACAATACCAGAATATGTTAGTTCTGAATATAACATTATGGAAGGAGAAATTACTGTAGAGAATGGTATTACCAATGGACTAACTTATGAAGGTTGTTATGTATCTGTTCCCGTTGAAGTTTCTTCAACAACGCAAAAACCTTTTAATATCCATGTTGAAGCAATTCTTCAAGAACAAGGCAATTCTTTTATCTGTTATTCTAAACAAAGTGCGATAGGACTACAGCTCCAATATAGCGGCAGTGTTTCTGTATATTTGTATGGTAATGATGGCAATACACAAATGTTAAGTACAGATAACTTACCCATTATACCTGAAGCTAGATATATTTTTGATGTTGGATATAACGAGGAAGAAGGGTTTTATGTCAAAGCTTCATGTAATAATCAAACTGTAGAAGACAGCAAAAATATTGGTGATATCTGGATTAGAGAAGATGTAACAGAGTTTTTCTACGGTAGATGTTCTTATTCCTATGATTGTAAGTTTGAAGTAGATTTATTACATTCATATTTTGAAGTAGAAAACTCAAAAATAAGACCATTAATGCAAATTCCTTATGTTCAATCGCACTCCGGCTCTAAAATCGTAGATGCTGAATACAGAGGATTCGTTCAAGAGTTATATGAAAAAAATGGTACAGCAAATTATTTTACTATTGACGAAACAAATCAGAATTTCACTTTACCAATGGGTGAAATATACGGAATGCTTAATAATACTGCACCTATTACAAACGAAGAACTTAGTGATAATCAAATTATTCAACTTTTAGATGCAATTGCTCCCGATACAAGTGTTATCGTTAGTGTAACAAGTACGCCTACATCAACTTCTCCGTATACCACTAAATGTGCAGGATGGTATGTTTTACTTGCTGATACCACTACAAAAAGATATTTGTATATTAATGGCAAACAAACTCCTTACAGCATACCTGCTAACAATAGCTCTGTATCAGTATTTCTTGCAAAAGGTGATTCAATTTACTGGTCTGGTGCACTTACTGTTGTTTATTCTCAAAAGTTTATTCCTGCAAGAGGTTGTAAGTATCAAAAGTCTTTAGATGAAGAATTAGATGATATTTTAGGATAAATGAAATCAATATTTATCTCTTACTATTACCCCCAAAGAAAGGATTTTTATATGAAAGAAATTATTAAATTTGTCACATTTGATGTGACACCAATTGTTTGCGTTCGTGTAATTCAAGCAGAAGACACAAAAGAAGTTAAAAGAGAAAAGAAAAAATATCCGTTTAAGTTGCACAATGATGTTCCAGTTACAGTTATTACTAATAAACGGATTTTCGGGTTTACTATTCCTAAAAAATATATATGGAATGGAGCTGATATTCCCAGTTATTTGATGCGGATAATAGGAAGTAAAACCGATAATGCTTTTCTCACTGCATCAATGGTACATGATTATATGCTTGAAAACAAAAAGTATATTCATGACATAGTTCTAAATAAATGTATTTCAATAAAAGAATACCGAAGGCTTACAAGTTTAGTATTCAGAGAAATTTTAAAGACCTCTGGTGTTAATGTCTTTAAAGCTAATGTAATGGCTTGGTTTGTTGATATTTACCAGATGTGCCATAAAGGAGCTTGGAAATGTCAATAAGCATGGAATTGATGATTGTAATTGTTGTTAATGTAATGACCGCCGGAATTTTTCTCGGCGGTCTTGCTATGAGTATTAAATTTATTGAACAACAAATAAAACGTCTTGAAGAAAAGCAAGACAAACACAATAACCTTGTCGAACGCATGGTAAAGGTTGAAGAAAGTACAAAATCAGCTCATAAAAGATTAGATATTTTAGATAAAAAGAAATAATGCCAAAATATTCATTACTAGAAAAGCAAAAAGAATTTTTTAATGTACCCCACAACCAACAGCTTGATGTAGTTATATATCAAGGTGGATATGGTTCTGGTAAAACTTGGTGCGGTTCTTTATTAGGTCTTATGCTTGCGAGAAAATATCCTGGCTCGCGTGGTTTAGTCTGCGCAAAAGAATACGTCTTGGTTCGTGATACAACATTAGAATCCTATTTTTCACATCTTGAAGCTATGGGCTATGTTGCAGGCAAACATTACACTTTTAACAAAATTGAAAAGAAGATGGTATTATCTAATGGTTCTGAAATTCTATTCAAGGGGGTTGATAATCCAGAGAAAATAAAATCTTTAAACTTACATTGGGCTGAAATAGAGGAAGCTTCTCAAATTTCCGATAGTGCATTTAAACAACTTATCGGACGTTTAAGAAATACCAATGTAAAACCTTCTTGGGGAAATTTCAGATATCGTCTATTCGGACATACAAATCCACAGGCTAATAAAGGTTGGATTTACAAACGTTTTGTAGAAAATAAAAAAGAAAACTACAGGCTTATTATTGCCCCAACCTCAAATAATATATATTTACCACAACATTATATCGAATCTATGAAGGAAGATTTTGACGAGGAATATTATAGAATTAATGTTCTCGGTGAATTTGGCAACTACTCTTCTGGACTTGTTGTTAAAAACTTTACAGATGAAAATATTAAAAAACTGCAATATAACAGGGATTTACCTTTGCATTTAACTTGTGATTTTAATGTAGATCCAATGTGTTGGTGTCTAGCCCATAAAGATGATAAGAATATTTATTTCTTTGATGAACTTGTTATAGAAAATACTACAACGCAACAAGCAATAGATGAGTTCTTACGCAGATACTCTGAACACAGAGGAGATATTATTATCAATGGTGATGCTTCAGGGGATAACCGTTCTTCACAATCAGAATTTACAAATTATATGATAATCAAACGGGCGCTTGAAGCTTATGGCTATAAGCCTAAATTTCAGCTAAGAGATTTTAACCCACCAATTTTAAGAAGAATCCAAGCTTTTAATGCTAAAGTCCGAAACTCAAAAGGAACGGTTTCACTTTTTATTGATAAAAGGTGCAAATGGCTTTTACATAATGTTTATAACTTATCGTTTAAAGAAGGTACATCAATTGTAGATGTACCTTCTCTTAAACAAATCAAAAATGACCATGATTTGAAATTTCTTGAACACCCCTTTGATGCTGCTTCTTATCTGGTCGATTATTATTTCCCAATTAAATAGCATCAATTTTTGTACATTCGTTTAAATCTATCTTTTGCCTTATTAATGGATGAACTTGCTTGTCTTTATTTAATTGCCATTTCTTTATTTTTTTGATTTTTTCTTCTATCTTTTTAATTATGTCATTAAGGTTACTACGGTTTTCTCTACTTAATAGTTTTGGTAAACTTCCCCAAGCTATTACAACCTCTTCCGTATCAAGCTTATCTATATGGTCGATAATATCAATTTTAACATCCTTCTCCAAATTTTTCGGGTTTTTATCAATTGTACTTATTAAGTTTAAAACTTTTAATCCACCATATTTATCCTGAAATTTATTAATCAGCCTAGCATGTGTCCTATCTGGTTTTATCTCATTTGCATAACTAGGGTTGAACATAATTACTCCTAATGCAGGTTTCTTATTATCCCATATATATGATAAGAAGTAACGGTTTTTTCGCTGTTTTGTATTGTCAAATTTAAGTGATACCTCAATTAACAATTTCTTATACTTCATCTGTGCATTAATTTCTTCTTCCATACAAAAAATAATATCACAAAATGATTGAAAGGATTTTTTATGAAAAGAATAATTATTCATTGGACTGGTGGAACTTATGTTCCTAATGAGAAAGAAAGAGAAGATTACCATTTTATAGTTGATGGACTCGGAACTATTCACAAAGGAAACTATACTCCTGAAGATAACTTAAATTGTTATGACGGTAAATATGCTAAACATACCGGCGGTGGTAATACTGGTTCTATCGGTATTGCTATGGCTTGTATGCTTGGATATAAGAATCCTAAAAATATGGGTAAATATCCAATGACAAATATTCAGTTTGAAGCTTGTATGAAAAAAGTTGCAGAACTCTGTCAACAATATAATATAGCTATTACTCCTGATACTGTTCTTACGCACTATGAATTTGGGCTTAAACACCCCGAAACAACTTCTGCCGGAAAACCAGATATAGGCTTTTTACCGCCATACCCAGAGGTTAAATATTCTGATGTTGGTTATTTTATCAGGAATAAAGTTCGGTGGTATAAAGAAAATTTCTGAAAAAAATACGTTATAGTATATGCTATAACGTATTTTTTATTATATTACTAATGTCCTAATCCTTCAAAGAAATCTTTTACATTATCCCAAGCACTGTGAAATTTATCTCCAACATAATCTACCCCGTCACTTATATGATCGGCAACATTTTCTATTATACCAGGCAAACCATGTAATTTATCTATTTCTTGTGCAGAATCCTGTAAATCAATTGAAGAATCCGCAGAATCTAAGTCAATTTTAGGAATATCATCTGTTTTAGGATGACTATAACAAGGCTCTGGGTGTGGCCATACCTGATGTGTAGATAAAACAGCTAATGTACCAGCTGTAGCAGCTGCAATAGGTGCTTTAGGATTTTTTGTAACTTTTACAATTGGTGTTAACCCGTTAATTTTTGAAATCATTTTATAACCTCCTATTTTAGCTTTTATTATAGTTCTTCTATTTCTATTTTGTAAATATATGTAGTCATTTAAACTTAATATATGTTTACAAAATATTGAATAAAATATCATGTATTGTTAGTATTTACTCATAAATTACTTATCGTTTTAGTTTACTTATGTTACCAGTTCAAGGCAGAAAATCTAAGCTTACATTTCAATCAGGGTTAAACAATAATCTTATACGTTTACAATCTACTTTTAATTGTAAACAAGCTGAAGAATACTTAAATAAACAGGGAATAAAATCTGATTTTCTTCAAAATAAGCCTATGGCTTTATCTATTAACCTTGCTGCTAGCATATTAAACAGATTAAATAATGCATTTTCATTCTTTTATTTTTGGTCACCAAATATTAATGTTTATAATAAAGAAGCTTTATTATTAGACTCAAATTTATATCATTTTTGTATTCCTGAGTGTAAAAAAGTTTTGAGCAACAAACCTGAATTTGAAAAAGCTTCAATTTTTTACTCAGATATTAAAAATTTGGAAGCATTAGATTTTCAAGCAGAACAAGCACATAAATACAAAATTAAACCATCAAGTCACTTCTTAACTGATATTATTCATGAAATGATGCATGCAATTTATGTAAATAAAATTTATCAAAAATATGGTGATAATGCCT